TGGCGGCGGCACTCCGGGATCGCGTGCGATTGCTGGTGCACCTCCGAATCTCGGCTTGATGAACCCTCCTGGTGCTCCTCCAATGCCTGCGGGCGGCGGTGCGCCGGCTGGTGCCCCTCCCATGCCCATGTAAGGAAACTGAAATGGACCTCTTCAAACCACGGGGCGCTTCTCAGCCCCGCAGCCCGACGACTGATAAGCAGGCCAATGGTCAGATTATCAACACGCCGCGCTTTGAACAGTTTGGCGGTTTGTCAAACGCTTCAAAGGCGGGTTCAAAGAACCAAATGACAATCAAGCCGCCAGGTGACGGTCGGAAGGTAATTTGATGAAAAAAGACCAACAACGAATTGAAACTTGGTCAATTCCAGAACCTAACTCAGGTTGTTGGATTTGGACAGGCGGCGTTTCTGCTGTTGGTTATGGACTTTGTGGCTCTGAAAACAAAAAAACAGTAAGCGCTCATCGGCTGTCTTACAGTGTTTTCAAAGCAGAAATTCCAGATGGAATGGTTGTTGCCCATAAATGCGACAATCGTCTTTGTGTAAATCCAGACCATCTTTGGTTGGCAACGCACAAAGAAAATTCAGGTGATATGGTCAAAAAAGGCCGATCTGCTCGCGGTGAAAAATGCGGTAAAAGCAAATTAAACCAAGAGCAAATTGATTTTATTAGATCATCTAATTTGAGCCATCGGGAATTGGGAAAAATGTTTAATGTGTCTCATTCAAACATTGGGTACATTAAACGTAACATAACTTGGTTGGCATCATAGGGGACAAATATGCCTTCATTAGAAGATCTCACACCCGAAGCCCGCGATGAACTGGCTCTTTTGGCAAGGGAACTTGCTGAAAACCCGTCCACACGCGAGAATTTTCTGCGTTTGACCAAACAAGCGCGGCCCTCAATGACGATTGATGCAATCGACATGAAGGACACAATTGATGCCAAATCCCGCGAACTTCAGGACAAATACGACGCTCTTGAAGCTAAAATGCGGGAAAAGGAAGCGCTCGAAGAACTCGAACGCCGCCGTCAGGGATTGATTGAAAAGGGTAAAGCGAAGTCGAAAGACGACGTGAAAGAGATTGAAAAGGTTATGCTCGAAAAGGGCATACAAAATCACGAAACAGCAGCAGATTATTATGAGTTTATGAAAACAGCGGCGACACCTACTTCGCCTCAGGTTTTCAATAGCTCATTTATGAATGAGACAGCCCGCGATACCCTGTCAAAGTTCTATAAAAATCCCGCTGTTGCAGCGCGTGATGAGGCGGCAAGAGCTCTTACAGAACTTAGGAAGAATCCTAGACCTGTAGGCTTTTGATTAGGGGACTTAGGCAAAAAGGAAGTAAGCGATGGCTATTGGTGGTGGTATAGTACCCGCAACCGGCACTTCGCAGTTTAACGAATTGACGTACGTCACACGGCGTGCGTTTATTCCTAAGTTGGTGGTGCAGATCTACAATAGCACCCCGCTTATGGCTGCGTTGATTGCCAACTCTCAGACGGCTACGGGCGGTGTCTCGTCAGTAACCGTTCCGGTGCAAGGCGCTCAATTTGTGAACGCTCAGTGGTCGGATTACTCTGGTTCGTTCGCGCAGCCTGCCGTTCAGCAGGGTGCATACAACGCAGAGTTCGACCTGAAACTGATGATTACGCCAGTTCCGTTCCTCGGAATGGAAGGCGTAGTACAACAGGATCACGCGATCATCCCGCTCATCGAGGCTCGTATGAACGACGCCACGAACGTGATGATGGACGCGATGTCCTACTCTCTCTACAACAACACGACCAACACTCAGCAGTTCACGGGTCTGCCCGCCGCTGTTGACAACGGCGTGTCGGTTCCGACCTACGGCAACATCAGCCGCTCGACTTACACATGGTGGAAGTCAACGCAGTATGCTGCTGGCTCGGTCAACCCAACCCGTCAAAACGTGCTCCAGTATATCTCGGGCACTGTTAAGAACGGTGCGGAAGTTCCGACATTCGGTGTCTGCGGTTTCGGCACTTGGACCCTGCTTGCTCAGGACTATGTTGGTCAGGAACAGTACGTTATCACCCCGGGTTCGGGCTTTGATAGCGACGCTAACGGCCCACAGGCCGCGTTCCGCGCTCTTATGGTCGCGGGTGTTCCGATCTATCCCGATCCGTACTGCCCAGAAGGTACGCTCTATCTCCTCAACACTAACTACCTCAATCTCTATATCCATGAGCAAGGTCAGTTTGTGTTTACGGGCTTTGAGTCAACTCTCCCGAACTGGCAGATTGGTTATGTTGGTGCCGTTCTCACCATCGCTGAGTTGGTAAGCACGAAGCCGAAGTCCATGACCAAGGTGACGGGCTACAACTCGTTGTCGCTATAAGGAGGTCGATATGTCTTTATCACAAAATAAAGTTCTTCTTGCTAACGTAGCGACCAACCAACCTGGTTCGTATTTTCTCGTGCAAACTGTTTCCAGTGTTGGCGCGGGCAATGCGACGGCAATGGGCTCATCGCAATTCATCCCAGCGGGCGAATATGTTTTGTTGCCAACAGCTAACGTGACCATCGAGTTCAACACTTATTCAAACAGTGCAAACTCTTGGACCACTTGGATTGCAGCTAACACAGGTGCAACAATTGTTTCTGACGGTTTCAACGTGCGTGCAAACGCAACGACCGGAACGCAGACAGTAACATTGTACACACCAAATGGCGGTCAGGCGGCTACTCAGTCTTCCTACGCTACATCGTAAGGAGGATTGAATGGCTAATCCTGATGCAGTCGGCCAGAATACACAGGACTCGTTTGGCAACTATCGTATTGCCAACAACATGATGCCTGTTTCGCTTGCTACGACGGGTAATGCTGTTGTTGCTCTTCCCATCCTTAAGGGTGGGACGGGCGGCACCACAGAATATATCCTTCGTCGCATCACGGTTGCTAACTTGACCAATTCTGCTGGCGGTACAGCTCCTAATGCTGCAACTGCCAACATCTCAATTGGCACAACAAACGACGGTGCAAACCTTGTTGCAAATGCTCAGGTTCTCACAAACTTGACGGGTGCAACCGGATTTGCGGATTTGACGCTCAACGCAACGTCGAACTCTAGCCTTTATACGGCTAACGCTTTGTTTGTTAACGTGAACACAAGTGTTGCAAACGCTCAGGTGTTCATTGCTGTGTACGGCGACATCGTGACGTTCTGATGGTTTGGGTTACGAACAAGGGCGAAGAATTTCATGTGGATTACTGGGGCGGGGAGAAGTTTTCTTTTCCGCCGCAGAAATCTGTGGAACTTTCTAAAGAACTTGCTCGCCAAATGTTTGGATTTGAGGTCGAAGATAAGACCTCATTACTGGTTAGGCTTGGCTGGACGAAATACTTAAACGACATGCCGGCTGCTCTTGAGCGGCTTGCCAAGTTTGAGATCTCGGAAACTCAGCCTCAAACCTACCACAATGTGTCCCCAGTGGTAGACCGAGTACCCTTCCCTGCGTCGCGGCGGGGAGGGGGAAAGGGCTAAAGTGATGTTGGTATTACATGACGACGCTTCAAGGCTACATCACTTCAACTCGGCGTCTTCTTCACGACGCTAACGCTAATTTTTGGTCTAACGAAGAGCTAACTGATTATATCAATCAGGCTCGCGGAAGACTCATCCGTGATACGGGTATTCGGCGCGTCATCCAAAACAGTATCGCCGTTTACAACCAAGAACTCTACACATTTGATAATACTGTCGGCTCGGTTGCCGGTATTCTTGTGACTAATCCGGGTTCTGGTTACACAAGCGCACCGACCGTAACCGTATCTGCTCCCGTCGTTGGAAACACCGCAACTGCTAACTCGACCATTGGTGGTGTTGGCGAATACGGCACGGCAAACACGGGGCAAGTAGCATCTGTCAATATTTTGACAGCCGGTGATGGCTACACAAGCAATCCTACAGTCTCTTTCTCAGGTGGTGATGGAACCGGAGCTGCGGCTCAAGCGTTCTTAACTGGACTGCCTGAAGGATTGAAGACGATGGACATCATCAACATCAATCTCTACTGGGGCAATACACGCGTACCACTGAGATATTTGCCGTGGACGCAGTTTAACGCAGAGCTACGGTTCTGGCAGAACTATGTCGGGCGTCCGATTGCGTTTAGCATGTACGGGCCTAACTCGTTTTATCTTTC